AATTCATCCAAGAAAACTAGGTTGTAAGTACCTCCACGAACACCTGATGCAGAAGTCGCATATGCCCAAATCATTGAACCATTTTCTAGTTCAATATTACCTTTGTTCCAAGTTTTAATACCTTGTTGTAACCACAAAGGTAGATACTCATATGCATATTGAATTCTACCAAGAATCTCTCTCGCTAACGAACCCTTGTTTGCTAAGATTGCAACCTTATAATCAATATTAAACAATACTGACCATAACATATAACCTACAGTTGTGGTTGTTTTACCAACCTGCCGAGGCATCTTAGCAATACAGAATCTATTATTATGAAAAGTATTGACCATATCTTCTTGGAATGGCCACATGTCAAATGGAATAAGACCTTTATCCACATTGACAATCTTTACATAATTTTTAATGAAGTAAATTGGATCTTCAGAACACTTTACAATCTCTGCAACTTGTTCTTCGGTATAGGATATTTCTACCCCTAACCGTTTTAAACTCGCATTACCATTATAACCGCCACCTAAATCTGACATTTTATTTCGTAATACTTCTTAGCATCCAAGCTTTCTTCTGATGGGCGCCAAGAAGTTCCTGTAAAAAGTTACTAACAGCAGGTTCATCTGCTTGTTCCGCCAAAACAATACCTGCTCTCAATTGCATAATGTATTTTTCGTTATCGTCTTTCAATATAATAAACATTGTGTTTGCATCTGGCACAGTTGTTGCTTCTTCAACAGCAGATAGTTCTAAAAATCTTGAAAATGAACCAGGCGCATAAGAATCTAAGTATCGAATATGTTCTGCGATAGGATCAGTTTGTGCAAAAACTTCACTATAAAATGTGTTTAAAAAATCATGATATTGTGGAAAATTAGAGCCCTCAATGTTCCAATGATAATTGTGTGACTTTAGGTACAAAGCAAAATTTGTACCTAAAATTACTTTAAGTTGTTCAATTAATTGTTCCATGCTTATCCTTGTTCTTTAAAAACTTCACTAATTCTGTTGTAGAGCCAACAAAAACTGCCTTATCTACATTTATGTTTTTTGCGCTTTGTGATTCGCCTGTCAAATCTCTTTTTCTTTTCTGTACTTCAAGTAAATCTTTATTTAAGTCTGATAAATTTTTAATCAATCCAGCGGCAACTTCATATGCTCTTGGGTGTTCTGATTCTTTGGCAACATGCAAAAGATTATCCATTGCAACATTACCTTTTGTAATTAGTTCTCTAATATTTTGTCTTGCAAATTCGGCATCATCTTCAACTGGAGTTTTTACAACCGCAGGTAAAGTTTCAAACTGAATTGGTTCTACATCAAGAACTTCAGATAATTTTTGATTTAACTTATTCATAATGTATTAGGAAAATTTGTTACTGTCTCTGAGAATCCAAACTCATCATCGGGTTCAGCATTATTTGGATTTGGTGTAGTAACAACTAATATTGATTTTAATGGATTTGTATCTATAGAAGTAATTGTGTATGTTGCATTACTCCTATCACCAACAAGAACATCATTTGCACTTAGATAATCATTTAAGTATCCAACAACAAGAGTTGCCGTATTAGCAGCACCAGCAGCATTGTTACTAAAATATATAACTTCACCAAAAATGTTTTTATCTGATACTCTTACAATTTCATTTGATGCAAAGTAACCAACACCATTTGCATAATTTACAAAAACTTTTTGAGCATTTCTTGCACTTGTTTCTAAGTAAATGCTTGTATTTGCTTGTCTAATAACTTCAGCGGCTATTACTGGTGGCCAAATATATGCCTTTGCAGTAAACTCTAAATCCCAAGTTATCAATCGTGTACTCATCATATCACCTTCATAATCTGTGGTTGTATTCACAGAATTAAGAATTACAGGCATGTCATATTTTTTACCCATAGAAGGAATAAAATTAATTGTTACATTAAAGTCCGGTGTAAAAAATGGTAAAATTTGTTCTAATATTTGTGTGCCGTCTTCTGTGTTTCTAACATAGATGGACAAAGAAAAAGAAAAATCGTATGGCACAGGAACAAATTGTGTCTTAACAGTTGTTGCAGTATTAGCTGCAAAATTTCTTACAGTAGATGGTAATTTTCTGGCAGTATCATACGACATTCCGGTCATATCAAATGACATTCTAGGAACAGATGTTGCAATAGATTTAGTTAATGTTGGATCAGAATTTATTCTAGTGATGTATTTTTCTTTTGCACCATAATTCAAAGGCACTTTAAATTTCTCATATGAAGTTGTGCCTGCCTTGTTGTATCTAACAACATGAATATCATTAAACATTGTACCAAACGCAACAACTACTTTGCGAATAGTGCGATTATAAAAGTGGTCATTACCTAGCATTATGCTTCACCAAATGGATTGTTTTCAGAGAAATCAATGATTGCATCTGCTTCTGTTTCGATTAATGTATTATCTGTAATATCTTCAAATGCACTATTATCAAATACTGTATCATTAGGCACAGTTGCGGATATAAATCTTGCATTTGATGTTGCACCAATTGACATTGTATTATTTGCAAAGGTGCCCATCACTCTTATTATATCTAAGTTTCTTGTTGTGCTACTCCAAGAGTAAACAGTTGCTTTTCCGTTTGCAGTCGCAAGACTACCACCTTGATAAACAATTTCATCCTGCACATATGTTCCTGTACCACCAGATGCCATTGTGATTCTTTCTCTCTTGTATGCATCTCTGATTTGACCATCAATCTCATCAATACCAGTAACTATGTATTCTTCAGAGAATACAAATTGTTTCATCTTCAATGAATACACATATACATTACCACCACGACCTCTACCTAGCGTATAAAACATCGCTTGATTATTTTCGTGTTCTACAAAGGTAATTTCAAAGAAGTTTTGAATTAAAGGTATATAAACTAAATCACCTTCTCTTGGTCTAATTAAATTTGATGCACCAGTTGTGTATCTAAATCTTTTACGAGAAACTAATAAACTAACTTCATCTCTAATCTCAAGCCCAAATTTAGACATGAAATCGCCTTCACCATCCATACCAGTAATATTCTCAAGGTACATCTCAATTGGATATGCAACAGTATATCGTTTTAGGGTGTCTTCACCATATAACATATCAACAGAGTCACCAGAACTTCTTGGCATGTAATACACATCCATGCCATGCATCTGCATAGCTTCTATCACCAAATCTTCTACTAGTAGTTGTTCACTAGTGACTTGGTCATTGGGAAAATTATTAAAATATAGATTTGTTGGCATTGTTTAGCCTGTAAATATCTCACTAGGCAGGCTACCCATCTGATACATATCTTCTTCCATCTTAGCAAGTTCTTCGGTTGCCTCATCATACACTTCTTTACCATTAAGTGTGACACCACCAGGCAATTGTATTCCGCCAAACTTTTTCATATTGTTGCCCCACTGCTGTTTAATTTTTGCAGTAGCATAAGCCTTTAAAAATCTATCACTCCAAATATCTGAAATGCCAGTCTTAGTAATTGAAACTGAAGTTACATTTGCAACAAGATTGTTCGCACTAACTGTTAATTCAGTTGGTGATTTGATTCGTTGCACTTGATATTCTGCACCAGAAGACAAAAGAATAATATCATTCTCTAATAGTTCTTGGTCAAATACTGTGCCTGTACCAATTAAAGTGTTTGCAGAAGTATTGCCTGTTACTGTGCCAGTTATTGTAATTGTATCCGGTTGCATTTTTCTGTAACACTCAATAACAGCGTATTCACCAACTTGTAAGTCTCTTGACCAATCAATATCTAAGAATAATCTATTTTGGTGTCTGTTAAATCTAAACTGTGGTGTGCCAGAGAACAATAAGTTCAATGTGCGAATATGTTGCATTGTGATTTCATATGAGACATAAGACACAGATGTAAAGTCATAGAGGTCGTGCAATCTTAATTGATATCTCAAGTCAAACATATTGACTGAAGAACCAGATTGGTCAAATGGAATAACACCAGTTACAAATGTAACAGCATCAGGGCAATAAATCCATCTTCTATCAATATCAGTTTGAGTGATTTGATGCTTCATAAAAATCTTTTCGGTGCCATCGTAATGATAGTCCGACCAAAATGCCAATGCATCATCGATACGGTCATCTACTTGGTCATCATCCACATTGATTTGAATAACTGGATGACCAAGTTTTCTTAAACAGTAATCTTTAAATTGTTGTCTTGTAGTTGGTTGTGCCATGTTTTATCCTAATGCAATTGAAAGTGCCAACACATCACCGATAGAAGCGCCAGCAGAAGCGGCAGTTGTTTGTCTTGTGCCGTCATCGAAAATAATACCATTAGCAGAAACATTACCCTTAACACCAATACCACCACTAACAGTTATTGCACCAGTTATATTTGATGTTGATACAGTTGTGTTTGTAACATTAATAGAAGTTAATGTTGGTGCGGTGTTAAGAACAACTGCACCAGTACCAGTAATAGTTGAAAATTCGTTATACTCTGCATCCCAATCTGCGGCTGTTGTTAATGTAGTACCAATACATTTACATTGAACAGTAACACCAGGAATTATAGTTACAACTAAATTTCCACCAGATGAGTTAACAGTTAAATTACCAGTTGAAGCATTTTCAATCTCATAAGCAACACCGGCTACTAGTGTACTAGTAACAGGAAGAACAACTGTTTGTGTAGTAGAACCTGTGAATCTTTGGTAATTATTGCTTGCTGAAGTTAATGTGGTTGTACCAGCTGCCGTAACAGTTGTGGTATAACCCATTTTAATATTGTCAATTGTCGGTAATGATATTGTTGGTGCAGTATTAAGAACAACTGAACCAGTACCAGTAGAAGTAGTTACTCCAGTACCACCTTGTGCAACTGCTAATGTACCAGAAGTAATTGCAGCCGCAGAAATTACGATTGCAGTATTTGTTATTGCAGTTACACGGCCTTTTGAATCTGTAGTGATTACAGGAACATAAGCTGCATTAGCATAAGTTCCAGCAGTACCCGTAGCTGGTAATCTTGCATCTGCCAATGTACCAGAAGTAATAGCAGCAGTATCTATTGCAATCGCTGTGTTTGTAACGGCACTAACTCTTCCATAAGCATCAGTAGTGATTACAGGAATATAAGCAGCATTAGCATATGTTCCGGCAGTACCAGTATTTGCAACCGATACAAATGCAGTACCATTTGATGTTAAGAATGTTCCAGTAGTATAAGTGATTGCGTTTGCACCACCTTGTGCAAACGGAAGAACACCAGATGTAATCTGTGTTGTTGAAATCTGAATTAATGTATTTGTAACGGCACTCACACGACCATATGTGTCAGTAGTAATTACTGGATGATAGGCTGCATTACCATAAGTTCCTGCGGTGCCTGTGTTTGCAAGTATTGTAACTGCACTTGTTCCAGAACCAATAAGAATTCCACCGGCAGTTAATGTTGTTGCGCCTGTACCACCATCTGCAACTCCAATTGCTGATGCAAGACTTGATACAGTACCACCAGTAATATTTGCTCTTAATGTTGCAGTATTTGAAGCAGTTAGAGAACCAGATGCAAGTGCATTTGCTGTTGGGTCACTAGTTAAGTCTTTGAACAAGAAGAAGTTTGAACCTGCTTGTCTTACAAGACCTGCATACTTTTGACCTGTTGCATTATAAGTTCCGTAAAAACCAATATCTAAACTATCACCTGCGGTGTTGTTGTTTGCAAGTTTTAATAGTGAATCAGATGTAGATACAGTTGAAGTGTTAACAGTTGTAGTTGTACCATTAACAACTAAGTTACCAGTAATTGTTGTATCACCTGATATTGTACCACCAGATGAATTAAATTTTGTTGCGGCTAAATCATAGGCAGTTTTAACTGAGTTTGGTGTAGCGGCAGTTGTTGTGCTTGTTGAAGATATTGAATCAGTAAGTTGAACAATACCTTGAACAGAAGTTGTTGAAGATTGAATTACAGTATTTGTAATTGCAGTAACACGGCCTTTTGCATCTGTGGTTATAACAGGAATGTGAGTAGAGTTTGCGTAAGTACCAGCAGTACCTGTAGCTGGAAGTCTTGCATCAGCTAAAGTACCAGAAGTAATCGCAGCCGTGTCAATTGCTATTGCGGTGTTAGTGATTAAACTAACTCTGCCATTGGCAGTTAATGTTGTTACTGGAACATGAGATGCATTACCATAAACACCGGCAGTTGCAGAAATAGTTGTATAATCTGTATTAGCAAAAGCAGCATTAGCAAATGATGCAGATTCTAAACCGTCTAACTTATCTGCATCAAGGCCAGAACCAGCACCATCAACTGTAAGAATACCATTTAATAATTGTGTATTTGATACCGCACCAGTAACACCTGCAACTGAAGTCACAGGGAAAGAAATAGCAGTATTGGTTACAGCAGTTACACGACCTTTTGAATCTGTCGTTATAACAGGAACATGTGTTGCGTTAGCATATGTACCTGCGGTACCTGTAGCTGGAAGTCTTGCATCAGCTAGTGTGCCAGATGTTAATGCAGCGGTATCAATCGCAACGGCAGTATTCGTTATAGCTGTTACACGACCATATGCATCAGTAGTGATTACAGGAATATAAGCCGCATTGGCATAAGTGCCAGCAGTTCCTTTAGTTGGTAATCGTGCATCAGCGATTGTACCAGAAGTAATTGCAGCTGTGTC